TTGACGTTGCAGGACAACCACCCGGATCTGATCGAACGGGCGATTGCGATAGAAGACAACGCCAGCCTCCGCAGCATTAAGGGCCTGGGGCGGGCGTGGTCGTGGAAAGATTTTATCTGTGCCGATGACGCTCAACAAAAGATGTTTGGAAGCGTTTGCATGGGGCAACCATGTGGATGCTACGACGGCTAACATTATGATAGACAGAAATTAATCTGTGTAGTGCAGATATTAATCGGTAATTGCAGATACGGTAACAATTTGAGCAAAAACAGATTCGCGGCCAGAAATGACGCTAACCAATCCGAGATAGTCAAAATTTTGCGCTCAATCCCAGGCGTTACGGTTGCAACTGGCCACGATGATATTTTAATTGGGGTTTCGGGCAGGACGTATTGGTTTGAGATTAAAAGCAAATTGGCAGTAAGCAAGAAGACCGGGAAAGTGCTAGAATCAGCAAAGAAGCAGGGCCAGAAGAACCTAGAAGCCACATGGACCGGGCATTATGCGATTGTGTCGAGCCTGGATGAGATTTTGGAGATTATTGGAGTGGATGATAAATGATAACCCAAGCGGCTATTAAATATTTGTGGTCACACGGTAAACAGGCTGGTTTAACTGATAGGGCGATATCAGTGATAGATAGCTGTGAGAGTGTGGGGCAAATTAACACAGCGATGAAATATGCGGCCAGATGTATCGCTAACGATAAGTTTGTCGGATGGATGCTTGAGGCTCATGTAATGGCGATAGTTGATGCGCACAGAGCCATTAGGATAAGTTGGCTTGAGCACAAGAGGAAACAGGTGATAGTGACAAAAAACGACACAACCACTTGACGTTGACATAATTTGTCTGTATGATGAGAATATAGCCTATTTATCAGGGGATAACATGCAGGGAAGGCGATGGCAGCAATGCAACTCGTACAATACACGAAACAACGACCTGTTCCAGCCGAACCAATCAAGGGCTTGAGCAGGTTTTTTTTGACTATTACGGGATGGTAGCATAATGGCAGGCGGCAGACCAACCAAATACCACAAGGATATGCCAGAGCAAGCACGGAAGCTATGCCTCCTTGGTGCTACCAACGAACAGCTTGCCGCTGCTTTTGAGGTTTCCATTGAATCTATCCAGGGATGGTTACGCAATAAGCCAGAGTTTTTGCAGGCCGTAAAGGATGGAAGGGAGAACGCAGACGGGCAGATAGCTGGCGCACTCTACCAAAAAGCAATGGGTGGAGACACAACGGCAATGATTTTTTGGTTGAAGAACAGGCGCGCAGCAAATTGGCGAGAAAAGCATGAAGTTGACCACACAGGCCAACTTGATTTAACCGTAATCACTCGGAAGATCGTAAAGTAATTGTTAGGCAGAGAAAAAAATATAATTAATAAAACCGCCCGCTTAGTTAGTATCGCCCACAGGGCGGACACTTGGCACGATGGAGCAGAATGTCAGAATTAACCATTGAGACAGCCAGCGTCTTTGAGCCGCTTCTCCACCCTGCCAGATACAAAGGGGCGTTTGGTGGGCGTGGCTCTGCAAAGTCTCATTTTTTCGCCGGGTTGCTGGTGGAAGAGAACATCCGGCGCAAGGTGGATTGCGTTTGCCTCCGGGAAGTGCAGAAATCTCTCAAGTTCTCGGTAAAGAAGTTGATCGAGACAAAGATCGAGGACATGGGGGCCGGAAAGTATTTTGAGGTACAGGAAAACCAGATCATTTCCAAGCGTGGCGGAGTGACGATTTTCCAGGGTATGCAGAACCACACGGCCGACTCCATCAAGTCACTTGAGGCATTCGACATTGCATGGTTTGAGGAAGCGCAGACGGCCAGCCAGAAGAGTCTGGATCTGTTGCGGCCTACAATGCGGAAGGAAGGTTCGGAGATTTGGTTTAGCTGGAACCCAGATTCAAAGGACGACCCAATAGACCAGCTTTTGCGTGGAGCTACCCCCCCCCCTGGCGCTGTTGTCGTTGAGGCGAACTTCAAAGACAACCCCTGGTTTCCCGAAGTCCTTCGTGCCGAAATGGAATACGACCGTGCCAGAGACTATGACAAATATTGTCACATTTGGATGGGCGAGTACAAGAAGAACAGTGAAGCGCGTGTTTTCAAGAATTGGACGATTGAAGAGTTTGAACGACCGGAAGGCACTATTTACCGCCTGGGCGCAGATTGGGGTTTTTCAGTCGATCCCTCCACGATGGTTCGCTGTTCTGTTGATGGCAACCGCCTGTACGTTGATTATGAGGCATACATGGTTGGGTGCGAGATAGTAAACCTCCCCGACCTGTTCGACCGTGTACCAGAGAGCAGGAAATGGTTTTGTCGCGCTGACTCTGCTAGGCCGGAAACAATCAGCCATATGCAGAGGAATGGTTACCCAAAAATGCAGGCAGCACAGAAGGGGGCAGGGTCAATCGAGGAAGGGATCCAGTTCCTGCAATCGTTTGACATTGTGGTTCACCCAAGATGTGTTCACACCATCGACGAGCTGAAAACATATTGCTACAAGATTGATCCGATGACCGAAGAAGTGCTCCCGGTTTTGGCAGACAAGAACAATCACATCATCGACGCATTACGATACGCCTGCGAGGGGATTAGAAAAGCAAAGACGATAAAGCGCACGATCCCAGACGTTAGCGTCCACGGTTTGCACCACGCGCAAGGGTGGATGGGATGAAAACAGGGGTCCGAATACATGGCGGTGCATCGTGTTCCGTCGGGCCTTCCTCTGCTTTCCCAGAGGGGATAATGGAAGTATCAAGCCTGTTTGTCCCTGAGAGTTTAAGGCGCAACGGGTGGGCGAGTAAGCTAATAACCATAGTTTGCAAGGACGCTGACACCTCGGGAACCCCGATTGCCGTGATGATAGACACAGACAAACCGCTATGGCTGGTCAACCTATATGAGAAGCATGGCTTTGAAACAATACAAGCTGACCCCGTTTGTATAATGGCAAGAAGGCCAAAGGCAAAAGATGAAAGATAAAGACGACAAGAAGCAAACTCCCGCCGATATCGTGGATGAGGCGAAGAAGAGATTTGAACGGGCCAAGCGTGCCTATGGCAGCACCCGCAACCAGGCTATTGAAGATACCCGTTTCGCAATGGGCGACTCCGACAATGGCTGGCAATGGCCGGATGATATCCGCACAGCCCGGAAGCTTGACAAGCGCGTTTGCTTGACTGTTAATATGACGGCGCAGCATTGTAACCAGATCATCAATCAGATCAGACAGAACAGACCGGCGGTTAAGGTTTCCCCGGTTGACGACAACGCAGACAAAAAGACGGCTGAGATTCTTGGCGGATTAATCCGGAACATCCAAGTTTCCAGCGCGGCAGACGATGCTCACGACTTGGCGGCAGAGCATAGCATCTACGGAGGAGAAGGTTTCTGGCGTATCATCACCGACTATGAGAGCGACACCAGTTTTAACCAAGTAATCAAGATTGTTGCGTGTCCCAACCCTCTGCTGGTTTATATCGACCCTGATGCACGGGAGATTGACAAGAGCGATGCAGAGTGGGGATTCATCTTTGAGGATATCCCGCGAGAGCAGGCAAAGCGGGAGCATCCAGAGATTGACCCGCAATCGTGGGCTGATGAGTCGAAGAAGAACGGTTGGGAAAATATGGAAGAAGGCACGTTTCGTCGTGCTGAGTATTTCTATTGCACCCATGAGATGAAGAAGGTTTGCCAGCTTGCTGACGGGTCCGTGGTTCCGAAAGATGAAGTCCCAGAAGGAATGGAGATTGTAAAGGAGCGCGACGTTGATGTAAGAAAGTGGAAGTGGTGCAAGTTGATTGGCGGCCACGAATCCCCTGTGGACGAAACAGACTGGCTGGGCTCATATTTGCCCATTGTGTCGGTTATCGGCAAGGAGTTGAATGTAAACGGTGAGATTGTTCGGAAGGGGTTGGTCCGTGACCTTAAAGACCCTGCTCGGATGGTGAATTTTTCATATTCCGAGGCGGTGCAAACTCTAGCCTTGCAGAACAAAGTGCCGTATATGGCGGCAGCGGAGGCTATTGAGGGATATGAGCCTATTTGGGGCGCGGCAAACCTTGAGAACAGGTCATATCTTCCATTTAACGCTTTCACGGAAGATGGAAATGCGTTGCCGATGCCATCCCGCCAACCTCCTGCAATAATGCCAGCGGCACAAGTGCAGATGCTTCAACTTTCTACTGAGCAAATGAGAGCGGCCAGCGGTCAGCAAAACTCTAATTTCGGGATTAAGTCGGAAGCTTCAAGTGGCGTTGGTATTCAAAGGCTGAAAGCACAGGGAGAGATTGCAACCTTCCATTTTCCGGATAACTTGGCTCGCGCTCTGAGATACGAGGCGAAGGTGCTGATTGATCTTATCCAGAAGTATTACGATACTCAGCGTGTTGTTAGAATCCTTGGCCTTGATGGGCAGGAGAAGTCAGCAATGTTGCATCCTGAGCTTGAAGGTGCATATCAAGAGCAGCAAAGCGAGCATGGGGAAGTGCAGGAGATATTCAATCCACAGGTTGGCCGGTATGATGTTGTAGTTGATACCGGGCCTTCTTACCAGACCCAGAGACAGGAGGGAGCGGCGAACCTTAACGAGCTGG